AGGAGATATACTTAGCGTAGCGGGAGGAGCAATTGTGCAGTTGCGTCTCCATGAGTATTGAGTTACCCAGATGAGTTCCTTTATAGGGTGATTGAAAGTTAAATCAATACGATTCTGAGCAGATGTTAGTCCCTTATCCTCGTTATACTGTGTCTGTTCAATGAGATATTCGTGAGACTCCTGTGCCATTCGCCGGCGCTCTTCTACATCGAGGTATACATAATCGATTAGCAAGTTCGCTTGGCCTGGGCCAGAAGAGCTTACACCGCTCGTGAAAATCTGGCGAACCTTGTTCCAAAGAATGTTGATTTTTACCTCATGGTACTGAAGAGCAATTAGCGGTAGAGCAGCTCCTGGATTGCGGCAGAAGAAAAAGAGTAGAGGAATGTACGTAATATTATTACGGAAGGGGCGTCCAGTAGTGGGGTCACATGTTCCATTGGTGCTGTCAAGCGTCTTGGCCATTCGGTCCATGTTAGTGCGCTGGTCACTGGTATATGCAAGCTGACTCCATAGCCATAAAAACTCACCATATTGACGGTCAATAATCTGACCACCAATATCAAGCTCCGCATACTCGAGCAAATTAAATGCGGACCTGCGCCCGTTATCAGTATAAACTAGCGTGCCAGAGTCATCAAGAAGCTCTACCTCGATGTATGCTGAAGATACGAGATCTGCATGGCGACCAAGAACGGCTGAGTGCTTTGTCCCCCAGGCGGCTTGTCCTGTCATGTTGACGCGAAACGGCTCCATTGCAAAATTCGTGTGGCGCTTAAACAGTCCTCTCCAAAATGTAATTTGGGGGTTTCCGGAGAGGTATGCATCTTGAGCACCATAGGCAACTAGTTGTAATAAACCACCACCCATTTGTCTTTATATGTTACTTATACTCAATTTTTTTGTAGATAGCTAACTTACTTGCGGTGACGGCGAGTCTTTCCACCACGACGTTTCTTTCCAGCACCTTCCGTAGGCATAGCCGCAGGTGCAGACGTGGCGGGCATCTCCTCTTTCTCCTCACCACCCTTCTTGTGGTATGTCTTTTTCGCCGTCTTTAGGACATGGGAGAACCACTTCTTACCCATAGACTTCTTCTCCGCTTTCATTGTCTTCATTGTTGCCTTTACGTGAGTTAGCCACTTGCTCATTTTGTTTTAACGCAAACATTTTATCACACCGTGACCGTATATATTGGTGATGTATGGCTCAAAGGTTGGAATGATACAGCTGGGTCAGGCATAGTTGGCTTCTTGTATTTCTTGGGCTTGAGGGGTCGAAGTGCAGCGGGTTTGAGAACTATACTGTTTTCTTGGAATTCTCCAATATACAATTCCATCATCGTATCAATTGACCCATAGTTCATCATAATCCACTGGCAGCCAAATGTAAATAAGATTTGAGGATTATAGTTAACTAAATCATTTCCAATATCAGGAACAACCATTGTAATGTTATTGCGGTTGTAATCAATTAATTCATCTTGGTCATGTGGCTGAGATGCCTGCGTATATGTCATTCTGCGTAGATGAGAAGATGACCACGAAAGATTCACCAGTTCTTCAAATAGAGTACCTTTTACAGCACTTCCTCCCGAAACTATAATCAATTTATTCTGAAGATTGCATACCGGTTCTATTGCGAGGTTTTTGCGAGTATAGCTAAAATGCGAGTCAAGCATATATGGGCGACATGCGGATGTTTTTAATATTTCTGCGGCTGCATTAATTGTTTTTGTCTTCTCGGTATGAAACACTAAGCTTAAAATAAATGGGTCGGACGAAACTGGTGATGCAATTGTGTTAAATGCATTTTGCCCAATAGCTGCACAACATGCATCAAAAGGGACTGTATTATACGCGTAATCTGTTCCTAATTTTTGATTCTTTAATCCAACAACAGGCTTATCATCTACATCAGAATAGATATCTAATTCTACAAGACGCACGCCAGCTTTTATAGCCATGGGAATAATTTTCTCACTAATATAATCATACACATCTGCGCCAGGAAACACAGAATATGATGATGATGCAGCATAGAAATCGCATAACCTATAGTTTGTAGGTTGAGGACATCCTAGTGGTGCTAATTTTGTAACTTTTGAGTATGTCTTAAAAATAGGTTGAGCCTTTGCAATTGCTTTATTTCCCGATGGTGTTAATGAAACCCAAAGTGCATATGCGATGCACATAATCAACACAGCTAGTATAATGTACTGCATAGTAGGAGAAACATTCTGTTGTATCCATTCCATTACTTCTTACCAATACTATATAGCACGCCTCTAAAACTTCTTACAACTTCATCGGGGACTCTCTTTTCTAAAGGAACACCTACAAGACAACACCAGTGAAAATATAAACAATACATTCCACATTCGGAATCTTCATGTTGGTGAGCAGTTTTATTGTACGACAGTTCAGTGGGCTTAGAGTGTACTTTTGATGAATCCCATTGTTCTTTCCATCTACGCATAAGACGCTGAATTTCGGGCTCAGGTGCCTTTGAATAAGAATCAAAATATGTAATTCGTGCATGCTCATATTTCTTGTCCAAATCCGCAAATAATGCAATCCAGTGTTGACCTGGGCCTGTGCTCACATCAGTATTAAAAACAATACCAATACGACGAAATCCTTTATCGTATAAATCTTTGATACGAATCGAGCAAAGAGAATCTACAATACATTTTCCCGTTCGAGACTTTTTATCAAAATCAATTGGAATGCATCCGAGAAACTTATATTTTGCAAATACATGCATAAAGTCGTTTTCAACATTATCAATATCTAATGAAGATAACCATTCCTCAGGACTAGACACCCATTCCTCAGGAGCTTTTGATTTTTTAAGCATATGAGCTACTATACATTCTGCAGTGCCTGCGCTACATTTCTCATGTAGTCTTTGACGAATCGTATTCCACACTTTCCCCATAGGTCCACTAGGAATGGGAGATTCTGACGTGTGCTCTTCATTATAGACTTTTCGTAAATTTTCTACCTCATCCGCATCCATTATCTTGAAAACGGATTATGTTTGATGTGAAATTATATAACACTAAACGATGGAAGCAATGAATGACCTTAAACGATGCGTCAAGCAGTATCGCGATGTTGATAATGAACTTCGAGTTCTTAATAAGCAGGTTTACACAAAACGCGAACAACGAAAAATTGTAGAAATGGAAATGTCAGATTTAGTAAAGCTTCCTCAGTTTTCTGTAGTTGATAAATTGAAAATTGACGATGATGGTTCGTATATTCGTATTCAAAAGCCAGAAACATACTCAAAGGCATGGAGCCTTTCTAAGAAAGATTTAGAACAACTCACTAAGGAGTACTTTGCTTCTACAACAAGTCCTACTGCTCAAGAATGTGCTGCATATATTGTTCAGAATCGCAAGCGCTCTCTTGTAGGAAAAGACTATGAGTTTGAGCGTGTTGTTGCGGAAGATAATTAAGCTATATATTAGACAATGTATACAGGAGGTAAAGCCTTGATAAGGCCATCTTCTTTTTCACGTTTTGATATTCCTGAAAAACTGGAGAAAGAACTAAAGGAACTAGAAACTCAAAAAGATGAAGAGATACACGTTATTTCAGACGAAAAGGTGAGAGATATTGAAGCTGGATTTCTAACTCTTCTTCATTTAAGTTCTCTTAGCATTTCTAAAGAAAACGATAAAAATATCAGAGAATTTCTCAAGAATACACCACGAGAAGTAGTTATAGAGATTCTTGAAGATTTAGCTAGTTACGGCTTAATTCCTCCAATTGAAAAGGAGACACAAGGTGGGGCTAAGTATTCGCCCCGCATGCAAAAATTAACGGAAAAGGGTTTAGAATTTAAGAATTTGCTTACCAAAGTTAAACAAGATAAAGTCATATCAAAACTCGATAGAATTGAAGCGCAACGTAAACTCCAAGCAAAAAGAGATGCTAAAATAGCACTTCAAAGTAGAATATCTGGAATTGACACAACAACACAATTTGAAAATAAGACTTTCAATGAATTAGATGATTTTACAAAAGAGCTTGCTAAATGTGAAAATCATAAACCAAGTGTTTTTGCGGAAAGACTTTTTTCTGAAAAATCTGTCACCGTATGGAAAAATACAGTAACCAATAAATGTAGAAAAATATTTGAATTACACCAACCAGATACGCAATGCGCCAACGTTATCGGAGAATCTAGAATAGGAGATATGTGTTATATTTGTGGGTTAGAAATGCGAAATAATATAAGAAGTATGACACCAAGCTGCGAGCATATACTACCGATTATGCAGGCCATGTTTTTTCTAGATTTATATAGGTCATCCGATACGCCAACAGATGAACAGATGAATATTCTAAAACTAGAGTATGCTTGGACTCATAGATGTTGTAATTTAACTAAGAATGTAACTTCTCTCCTAGAAACACGTATCGATGAAGAAAATTACCCAACATGGCACTTCAATTCAAAAAATACAGATAAAATTCTTAGAAGTATATTTGGAGAAATAAGCCCTAATGAGTGTAATTCTGTAAGAGATTTAGTACCAAAGGAGCAAAGAGAAGCGTGGATACTCGATAGAATCGAAAAAATAAGAACAGAAAAAATTGCTCCAATTCTTGATTATATTGGAAAAAAGGGTATAAATGGGGGAATAGTTGTGATGTTAGGGCTTAAGAATTGCGTGAATCCTACAAAGATTGATAGTAAGTTTCTAGAGATTCTTGCGAGTGAAAAGGAGGGAACACTTGTTGTAACACCTAAAAAGATAAAACTAGAAAAAACAGGCACTATGAAAGTAAAACGGAAAGGTGGCAATAAAAGAACTCATCGTAATAAGAAATGATAATTTATAACCCATTTAACTTTAAAAACCGCTTGTTTGTTAAATCAGACATTCAAGCGATTCTTAAAAAACATCGTTGTGACTTTGAAGTTCAAAATACATCATTGTTTCAAAAAGCAATGATTCATTCATCATATGTTAAACGCGATGTATATACTACGCCTACAGGTGAAGTTACACAGCTTGCAGATAAACCTGCAAATTGTTTAGAGCTATTTGATTCTTCATACGAAACATTAGAGCACCTTGGTGATTCAATTTTAGGTGCAACTGTATCAACATATTTACTCAAACGGTTTCCTCGTGAAAATGAAGGATTCCTCACAGATTTAAAAAAGGATATTGTTTGCAATGATATGCTTGGCTCTCTTAGTTTAAAAATTGGTCTTGATAAATTTTATATTATTTCACGCCATAACGAAGATATTTGTAATGGACGAACAAATATAAAAAAGCTTGGTGATATTTTGGAAGCATTTATTGGTGCATTATGGACAGATTCTGGAAATGATTATAAGGTAACTTCATCATTCATTATTTCTCTTATTGAGATGTATATTAATATTCCAAAACTACTTTTAAATAATAAGAATTTTAAGGAACAATTGCAGAAGTTATATCAATCAAAGTTTCATCATACACCTAAATATGTCATGCTGTCTTCTGCTGCAAACACATATACTATGGCTGCAGTAGACGAAAATGGTGCTCATTTAGGAGTTGGAAGCGCGCCAACAAAGAAACAAGCAGAACAACTAGCTGCTAAATCTGCTATTGCTAAATTGGCATAGTTTTCTTCTCACGAGGAAGTCTACGTACAAGTAATTCGCGCTGAGTTCCGCCAACTGACATATCTTCGCCTCCTTCTGGGATTCCTTCAATAGCGCGAAGAACCTCAGCTACTCGTTGTGGTTGGTCGGCAAACTGAAGAAGAAGTTGAGTACGAATGACATTACGCTTTAAAGCGGGGCGTGATGTTCTTACACTTCGACTAATATTGCCAATACCCGAGCCTTCAAGTGCAAAATTATCAACTTCATTTATTCGCATAAACTCTAGAATTTTAGAAGAGTTCTCATTCTTTTTCTCCTTAAGAACTTTAATCTGCTTACGAAGTTCACGTTCTTCATCATCAAATGAAATCCATTGTTTCAATGTGTCGCGAATTTTTTGCGTTGCGTCCTCCATTTAGTATATGTATGTTTCATTGTTGAAAGTCTCTTTCCGCCTTTGCTGACCGGTAAAGTTTGGTGAAATTCTGTCATATAAGGAACAAGACTTGCTATATCTGGATGGTCTTTTAATACTTTAGCCATGCGTTCTCCTTGAATGATTGCCTTACTCAGAATAATGCCTACAAATGGAACCCAATTTGCCATATGAGCGACAGCTCTTCCTAAATCTCCCTCACCGGCTGATAAAGCTGTTGAAATTCCAGTTGCTACTGCCGTAAATGGCGCAACAACTAATGCTCCTATGGGACCACCAACTACCTCTCCCAAATCATTTGCAGCTGTGACTCCTAATTCAGAGGCTAATTGCACTGTCTCTACTACTAAATCGGCAAATGGTATATTATTCTTCAGTGTATCAATAGTTCCAGTTAATAACCCATATGTCGAAGCTACGGGAGCACTAACCTCAGATGGTGTATAATCTCTCAAAATACCTTTGACAGCTAAATCTGTAAATGGATATTGTGAATCGCCACCTTTTTGATGCAATGCATTTAAGATTTTCTTAGCAGTTGCCTCATCAAATATAGGTAAGGTTTTAGCCTTATCATAATAAGCAGATTCAATAATATCTTTCGTTGTAGTGAATTTGCTGCGTTTCAAATAAACATATAAACTTATTATCTTAATCAACTTATCTGTGAAAACTTTGTCCTTTAATTTGCGTCGTATAGATTTATATGCGCGTATTTCCCGTTTTGTAAACGGCGGACTTTCATATATCCAAACCATTAATTAAATACCATAAATTATAATGGATGAACCGAGTGGTAAACACGAAATAACGTGGAATAGGCAGCTTGAGCGTATTTTATCAGACGAAGGTGAACGTTCGCTGTGCTTTCAGTGGTTACACAATAAATCTGAAAAACGATATACTAAACTAAATACATATTTGAGCCTTCCAGTGATAATAATGTCAACATTGGCTGGCGCAGGGTCAATTGGGTCAGAATCTCTATTTTCGGATTCTAAAATTGGAAATATATTAATTGGAGTCACAAGTTTGAGTGTTGCTATGATGAATACTGTAGGCGGGTTTTTTGCATGGTCAAAGCGTTCAGAATCTCATCGTATAGCCGCATTAACATATGGAAAAGTATATAGATTTATTCTCATTGAATTAGCCCTTCCAAGAGAAGAACGCATGGCTCCAAAAGATATGCTAAAAGTAATACGTGACCAATGTGATAGACTCAATGAAACAAGCCCACAAATACCAGACGTTATAATTGCTGAGTTCAAAGAAAAATTTGGTGAAACAACGCCAGATGTAAAGAAACCTGAAATTACGAATGGATTAGACCCTATTTTAGTTCATGGTCAAGATGTAGAAGCAACACCTAAAACTTCCAACGTCTCGAACATTCTAAACACGTTACAAACGTCGTCATTGGTTCATCCGCTGATCGAGTCTGCATCTGATAATAGTCGCATTTAGTCTTTTTCTTGCAGGCGGAACACCACATAAAGATAGCTGCATTCTCATTCTTGGCGTAAAGCTTCTTTTCAGATTCAATAATCTTTTCAATTGAATTCTTCCACATAGACGGGCATAAATCAACTGCATTCATTTCTGCAAATTGGCGATATGTAATGTCTCCATCTTTTAGTTTATGTAGCCAGTCAATATCAGTGCCACGTCTCATATATTCATAAAATGAGATTGCGCGACTACGATACATATTCCAGAATACACGATTGTTCCAATCAATTTCAATGTTTTCCTTAATTGCTTGCTCACAAACTACATGAAGTATTGCTTCTTCTAGTTGCGTAGGAGAATCAACAAATTCTCCAAAGTTTTCTACGACTTTATCACGAATTGCACATTCAACAAAGACATTTTTAGAATGTGTCTGAATAGGACGTGCTACATGTATAATTTCCTTTACAACTTCTTCTTCCTCTTCTTCTTCAATGTCAACTTCATCTTCTTCCTCGTCATCATTTTCTACAATCTCTTCATCTGAAATACTTTCATCTAGTGTCCATTCTTGATAAACAGTTTCATAATGGTCTGCTTTGAGATTTATATATGATGAAATATTTGTGTCATATTCATCCTGCTCTTCAGACTCGGTGGCAAGAATTACTATTTGTCCAGTATATGATTCCTCATCAAATGGAGAAGGAAGGATATGCTGATTAATATTTTCTTCTGAACCATTCACAGCAGCAAATATAGATAGCCAATGTGTATCTTTAACAGGGTCTTGAATTTTTCCTTGAAATTGAATCTCAGAATTCTTATACTTCTTGCGAATCCACTCTAGGACATCAGGAGTTTTTGCAGGAACCTGAATGTCTCCAATTGAACCATTTATAGAAATAACAACTCCATTTGTCATTTTGCTAAAAGATGTAGTCATCTTAAATACTTTCGTTTTCGATATGAAAATGGAAAACGGATTTTGAATGCCAAAATGTGGAATATACTACATACAAAATGTCATACGTACCGCCACACATTAGAAAGAATCAAACAATGGAAACCAAAAATCCGTTTCAACGTACATCACGCCCACAGAGAAGGCAATATACTAAACCTCGATGGGAGATTGAGGAAGATGAAAAGAAGGCTGAACTTGCAGAAATGCAAAGGCGAGCAGAACGTGGCCTTGAACGCACGGAGGAAAACTTCCCTGCACTTGGAAACGGGGCTACTCGACAGATGAGCTGGGATGGTCGTAAGTTCAATGAACTTGCGGCCGAGTGGAAAGAGCAAACTGACCGCGAGAATGAAGTTGTCCAGGAGGAGAAGCATGAAATTAGCTTTTCACTCCCGCGCTTTCACAATGTTCGCCGTTTTGCCGAGCCAGAGGAAGAAATCTTTGAGCCTCGCCCTGTTAAGAAATCTGTTGACGATGAGGGTGAGTGGAATACTGTTACACGAAAGCCTCGCAAGGAGAAGCGTGAGCTTACCTTTGATGAGCTTGAAGCCAAATATGGTGGAGAGGTTGATGAGGATGATGATGCAACAGTATGGGGAGGTACTGAGGAGCACCAAACATGCTGGGATGAACGCCGCTAAACTAAATAGAAGATTCAGATGTAAAAATAGGAGCGGTTGGCTTCATAAAAAAGGAACGCAGATATGCGGCTAATTTTTGCGTCTGTAGAACTAGGTACATCCCCCAAGGACCCTTAGATTGACTCCAACCATAATAGATTCCAGCAGAGACAGAAATAATCATCATAATTACACTAAATATCTCCATCCAACCATTCACTGCGATTTGATTGGATAACCATTCTTGAGCCCAGTGCTTCTTCTTTTTATCAGCGTCTCGCTTTGCATTTTGCATACCAGCAGAAACTACAGGTTTTACATCGGGCTTCTTTCCAGAACGCTTGCATCGCATATATGTTTTTCCATCATGAGGCATGGGTCCTCCCGGTAACTGGTCAACATCATTTAAAAAAACTTCACGATTACCAACTTGTTGAATAGGGCGAGAACCTGGTATAACATTTTTTACCAAGAATGCAAAATCGGATGAATCAATGTTAATCATATTTTTGAAGACAACCCACTTACATTTCTGGCATGGAGGAACAACCATTGAACCATCATATACATAGTATGCTCCTGCTGGAGGAACCATCATGAAAAGACCCCACTGTTCACCTAAGCTTATTGATGTGCTCTCGGTATTTGGATTCGCATATGGAACAAATGCATTAAAGAAATGCAAAGATGATGTAGGGTTAGGATTTACTCGGACTAATGAACTTACGCAGAGCATTCCGGATGTAGGACTGCTAAACATGGCAACTACTTCTGCATCCGCCTGGATATTTTCGATGGTGTGATGACTCGGATGCGTAACTAGAAGACTATTGCATGAATATGATTCTCCTGCAAACTTACAGCTTCCTAGTCCAGTCTGGCTCTGAAGGATTAGACCCTCATCTGATATTATTACATTGGCCTGAGAGATGTATGCGTCATCAAATGTAAGCTCACATAGAAGGTCACATGGCTTTGAACCAGAATGAGAAAGGTTAATAGGACTTTGCTCAGAACTTGTACACTGGTCACCCCATGAAGAACTTGACCCATAGATACTCATTTGTAGTTTCTCATGATTTTGTATCGTGAGAATAAGCAATGGACTCCGGTGGAATTTCTGCTGTGATATTTGCAATATTATTTCTCGTAGTTTCGGCTGCTTTCACTCATAAACTTTGGATGGAAGGTGCGTTGAATAGTCTTTCGCCAAACAGTGGACTTGACTTTTTATCTTTAATGGTTCTATATCTTCCAAACACTCTTTTTGCATATGGCTTTATTGCGGATTTAATGAATAGTAGTTATCATTATTCGGTCGCAGGAATTACTGCATTAGTAGGAATGATTGTGAATAAGGTTGTAGGTGAACCAGTCATTGATGCACTTGTAAGTGTGTTTTCTTTTCTTGGAAACCAGTTTCTAAAACTTCCACTTGCTGCGCAAGCTGCGGTTGGCGCAATTGGTGTAGGTGCCGCTGCCGCCGCAGCTCCTATTGCAGCCGCCATTGCCGCTCCTGCTGCTGCAGCCACTAATCCTTTTATTACCGCTCCTGCTGCCGCCGCAGCTACATTACCTCAGATAGCTGCTCCAGCTGCTGCTGCCGCCGCTGCCGCTCCTGTAGTTGCAGCTGCTGCTGAAAGGAATCCATTCGCAGAAGATGCTGTTCGTGAAAGGTCCGAAACTGCGACCACCGGTCGTGAAAATTCAGGTAATCCATTCTTAGGTGGCCGTAAAAAGCAGAAAGGTGGTGCGACTAATATGTGTTCATTACCCGGGTTTGAATGGCTTGAGAATAAGACTGCTCCTCAAGGCATTGTTATGTCAATGACAGTTCTTTGGTATCTCATGATTGAACTGTGGGATACAGGTAGAACAAGTCAAAGCGTAGCATTAGGAGCCACTACCAGTGCTGTATTTGTAGCACAAACTTTCATTATGTACAAAAATAACTGTTTAGCTCCGTATAAATATGGCGTATATTCTACTATTATTTCCTTAGTTATGTCAATTATATTTGCAACATCTTCATATTTTATTCAAAAAAGTTTCACTCCATCTAGTTCTGCAAGCAGTGTTTCTCCAACACAAACAAATTTTGGTCCAAAGTGTCCTGATGGAACAGTGTTAAACTCAACTGGAACATCATGTCTTCCAATTTTACAGAGTAAAACTGTTTCTAAAACACTAGCCGTTGGTGCTCCAACTGATACATCTGCTCCAGTAAATGATGATGACCAGTTTGTCTGCGAAGCATATAAGGATGGTGAATTAGTCACATCTACAATTGTTTAATAGTCCGAAGACCACTACGAATAATTCGATAATATCCTGCGATATTAGTACCCGAATGCTTTTCCAGTGAAATAAATTTATCATTATCAAATACCTCAATTGCAATTGTTGGAACAACTGTTACTCCATATTTTGAAGATATGCCCTCTTTATCGTCATGAGTATTAACAGAAACCCAAATAATTGAAGGGAATTCTTCCTTAAGGTCTTCTATCGAAGGCTTAATTGCATTGCATGGTGCACATGTCGGTGACCAAAAGTGATAGGCTGTGATACTCATTCTTCTTTTGTTATTGTTATATCTTCCTTAATTAAACCATTATCCGTTTTAAGTCGATATAAAGTGCTTCGGTGAAGACGTTGTTTTTCTACACCAAATCCCTTCCTCTTAACGGTTTTTATAAATGCAGAAATAAGTGCTTTGTCTAGTTCATTCTCATCGAGTTTTGTTAGGTTTAGAATACACCATCGTACTAATTCTCGCTCTCCAATTGGTGAACCCATAAGTTTTAGAGGACATCCTTCAATAGCTTCTTCGCCATTTGAAACAATCTCTTTGAATTCTTCCGGATTTATAATATTCGAAGCCATTCGGTCTACAATATGATTATTACGACTCTGTTCATCAATTCCACCCGTGTGAGCCTTAACATAAGTAATATTGTAAGACTTAAACCTAGAAAGACGTTTCGACGTGTCTTCAATCAGGTCGCGATGAATCACATCACCACCCTGAGATGTTTTCCAGTTTTTTGCAACCCAAGATGATAACCAGTTTGTAAGGCAGTTTTTAGAATACATCGAATCTGTATAAATTTTTAGTTCAGTTTCCAAAAGAGGAAATGTGCTCTCTGCAGATTTTACGGCTTCACTAATTGCCATTAATTCACCTCGTTGATTGGTCTGCGTTTGGTCTTCTGGAACACGAGCAGCCTTTGAAAGAGACTTGTGCTCTGGAAAGTAGAAAGCCCAAGAAGCTTTTGCGTCCTTCTTACCATTATTCGAGCAAGCTCCATCCGTATACACTTCAATTTTCATAATTGCTTAATGATTGGCTTATGTATATTTGTTGGCATTCGTTTTACAATGCATCGACTTTGAATTGCAGGCTGTATTGTTGTTGGGTCCTCTACATGAAACCAAACTCTGCATTTAAAAGACCGTTCTTCTAGAGAACGTCGAATCATTTGTTGGCATGAAAAAGTTAGAAATTCAGAATGCCAAACTATTAAGATACGCATACGCTTTTCCTGCTTTTCGGCCACCTGAGAAATCCAATTATAAAACCAAGGTGAAAATGTATCCACTGTATTTATTTCTGCGGCATCTATTTCTGCAAATTCACATTCTTTACTGTGAAGTTGCTTATAGTCTTTCCACACTTTTTGAGTCTCTATATCATTAAGAGGTTCAAAAAGTATATAGTGTGGTGGTGGATACTGTAACATTATATAATTTACTTAGTTTGCTGTAGACCCAAGAATCTTCTTTACAGGAATCTCTTTTGAAAGGATATATAAACTATTTTCAGTAGCAACGATATAACAATTCTCACATGTAAAAACACTCTGGATTGTTGAAGTATACTCGCTATCAGACTTTACTAAATATTTTGTGTTATCAGCCTGAACTCCGATACAGCACTTCTTTTCAAGACTATCACGGAAATAGTCAAGGTAAATTGGCTTATCTTCATCAACAGCGAGTTGAGCTGCTCGTAGTAAAACACTTGCAGGTGGTAGTGCCATTTATTTCTACGAATCGTTTGTTATTGTCTTTCCTAAACGCATTTTAGCGTGTCCTCCATACGAAAGCGTGAACGCATGCAAAGGCTGGGTAGTTCGGGTCGAGGAAGAGCTAGTAGATTTGAAAGAGCTGTCTTAATTATCTCTCGAAGAGTTTTTGCAGATATGGGAAGTACTTTAATACTTTCGAATAGAAAATCAACATACTGAGTTGTGTTTTCCTCTGTCTGTTCACTTTTTGGCTGTTTTGCAGCAATAGACATTTCTGCAATTACATCTTCTACACATGCGGTTATCACTTCTTCGGAAATGAGATTGCGAACAAATAACTGAGTTAGAAACTTAGCATATCCGCGCCTCTTCTCTTTTTGCTTCATCCACTGAACGACTTTATCTTCATAATCTGTCTCCATTACTTGAGGATAGGTAAGTGTCGTATTAATGTCGTAAAGTTTAGTAAACATCTGCGCTTGAATAGTGAAGTCTTCGGCAATTTCAGGAAACTCTTTCTGAAAGATTACAGCGCAATCTGCAAGAACTCCTGCAAACATATGCTCTGAAATTGCCTTATCAAAGATAAGATTGGTGACACGAAGACGAAACTCTTGGTCACGCTTTCGTAGAATTTCAATACCTTCTTCTGCAAGTTTCTTTAGATTAGCAGCTGAAAGTTTGTTCATAATACCGAACATTGCAAAGTAGTCGGCATCTCCCTTATCTGTAAGTTTACTTACGTAGGCTACTAGGCTTTTCTCTCTCCAGTTTTCAGGAGTAGTTGCCTTTGGCTCATACCTAGGGCGATATGAATTATGCTTTGGAGGAGGACGAAATGGCTTGTAGGCTACCGGAGTAATACGGAGCTTTGCAATATTGTCTTGAACGCTTTTTGGCAAAGAGAGTTTTGCTCCACAACGAACCGAATACACTTGTGCAATTGTTAGGCTCATTGTAATAGTTACTAGTATTTCGATTCTGTTAAAAACGAATCCGTTTCATATATAGATAGAATCTACCCTATTAGTATTACAAATGGGTTCAGAAATAGAGACCACAAAACTCCAATATTCTTGGATTCTGTGGTATCATGACCCCGACAACAAGGATTACTCCTTCGAAAGCTACATCAAGATTGCAGATATCAGTACTCCTCAACAATTCTGGACAATTATAGATTCAATTTCAAAAGAGGCATGGGAATCAGGTATGTTCTTCTTCATGAGACGTGGATTCAAGCCACTGTGGGATGCTATAGAAAATGAAGCAGGAGGTGCATGGTCTAAGAAAGTGGAAGCACCGGTAGCATATAATACATTTGTTGACCTAATGGTTCATTGTATAACAAATGAGTTTCTAATCCATCGTAAAGAAACTCTTGTTGGCATTACCATTTCTCCGAAGGGTCCAGCTTCAATTATTAAAGTTTGGAATACTACTACAACAGTTTCAGAAAATAGTTATATTAATCCTGGAATGGCTGGATTTAAAATTGGAGAAGATGTTACGTATACAGCCCATAAAGCAAGACCCAAGTAAATATAATGCGGTTTATTCTTGACATTGATAAAGAAAAAGTAGTGAATTATTTAGAATCTAACTTACGATTCTTGGTAAGTTTTTTATTTCAGTGGATTTCAACAGATGGAGAAGTGATTGGATATGTTTTAGGAGTAATACATTTTATGATATCGGTGATAATTGTTATATTACTTTTTGTTTCTCACACAATATATCCTGCGTTATGGCTACAAGGTAGTGTATTATTGTGTCTCATCATAATATGGTTTCAGCATATTATACTTAAAGTATGTATATCAATCGTAGCTGAAGAAAAATTAACAAATGGTAAATCACCATTTTTTCAATTAGTGAATGACATAAGTAGGTTATTCGATATACCGCTTGATAGGTTTATTGAAAATATTTTAATAGCAGAAACAATCTCAATCGCATCATTTACTATGGCATTTATTGGTAGAATATCGTTATACGCCCATGAGTATTATGGCATAAATTTATAATGCGTGCCTTATTTGCAGATGGGTGGAACTCTTTTTGGCATGTAGCTTTTGGAATGATTGGCAGTATATATCCTATTGTATTAGCATTATTTATAGGTTACCAACTCATAGACCCATATGAAATGAATGTATGGATTGATATTTCTGAGGGATTAATAGGGTATTCTATTATGCAGAACAGTTCATTAAGCAAAGCTTAATATCTCCAAGATTTGCGATTACATACCGTATCATTAAAAACCAGTCATTCTTCATATGAATCTCAAGATTATTAGAAAGATTTGTACACTTTGTAAAAAGAACCAAAAGTGGAAGTGAGAAATTACCCGTTACAATCTCATCGTTTGTCTTTTTTTGAATGACAAATTCACTTTCAGAATCTCCCATAACTGTAGTGCGTGAAGCAAAATGACCTTTACACGAAAATGTTAGAGAAGACCCCACATTCTTAATTTCTACTGTTTTTGCTCCAAGAAGTGTCATATCACGACAAATTTTTTGAAAATCAAGAGAAGGCATGGTAATATTGGTAGAGAACTCAGTTTCAGGAAGTTGAATATCGGGTTCATCTCGGTCAAGAAGGTTTAGCTTATACCGAGTTACCTGTTTCTTTTCACCATCCTCAAGAAGAATACCTAGTGAATTTGAATCCGCGGCATCAACATAGAATGTGATTGTGTCATCATTTGTCGCAGTTCGAACAATTCGATACAAATGGTCAGTATTAACTCCAACTACAAACTTGGGAGTGTTATGGTTGTATTCATATTTTTCAAACTTTTCAGCATATAGACGAAAGTGAACTAGAACTGTACGAGTATTGTCCATCGCTACCATACGTATCCCCTCCTTGTCAAAAATAAGGCTCATCTCAACGAGAATACACTTAATAGCCTCTTTGAGCGTTCGTATTGCCCCAGTTTGAACTGTTTTTGCTTCTACAATATATTCGGGCATTTAGTCTGTTTACTCCGCTGCGTTTAAAACCTTTGTTTCAAAGAACTTCAGTCTAGCCTCTTTTAAGTCCGCATGATTTATACATGGTTGCGTTTTAATCAAATTAGATTACTATTAGTCCAGTTTTCGTCGCATAGTGTGATGCTTCTTTTTTGAAACAATGCGACCACTCTTATTGTACATCAAGTCATCTTTTGTAAGACCTCCAGCAGTCTTCTCCGCACCACCATGCATTACCTTAGCACGAGACCCCACGCGTTGAGTTTTTCGGGTTGGCATTTATCCATAAACCTCTTTTTTTATCTGTCGGTCTCCTTCACCTATTACTTTGCTTGATTTGATGACTCGGTTTCCTATATCACTAAACCCATCTACTTGTCTACATAAACAGGGTTGAACTCCATACCATAAATCTGTTTTTTGAAGCGAGTTCCAACTTACATCGGCATTATACTTAGGATTCCTAAAGTTAAATCCAACTCCTCTTCTTAACGCATTTACCGAAATTGCCCGATTTCTAAGTAACGTATCAATGTAATTTTCATTTACTAAATATCCACCAGTGTTTGCAGCACTGTATATTCTAGGAAAATCAAATTTCCAATACCATCCGCAAATCATGATTACGTCCCACTTTGGGAGTTTCATTAATTCTTCTAACTTATCGTATCCTTCTTCAAAGTGAAAGGATTCTAAATCATCTTCTAAAATCAAGGTATTTTTCCAACCATTTTGCTTTGCTAATTTTAGAACTTCCGTATGACTTTCAAGACAGCCAAGAGCTCCGTTTGTACGCTTTATAGCAGAAAATCGAACAACCTTATCTAAGGGAATTTTTACATCAGCAAAAAATTTTGTCATTAGGTCTCTTCTATCACTACGATGGTCTAAGTTTATATAAACTATTTTATCTACAAATTCCCACATTATATATTTATCACAATTGATTTCATATTTATGACATCAATTGTTATTAATTATTTTTTCAATTAAGTACTAACACCAATAAATATACAGTGTAACAACTGTACGTTTAGTTGGAGTATGCAAGACCGCCCATGCCAGACATTACGCGGAGCACGTTGTAGTTGAGCGCATATACTCGAACCTGGGCCGTGCGGCTGCCAGACACCGTGTTGACGGACACAGTGAGCTGAAGGGTAGCCTTGTCAATGCGGGAGAAGTTGCATGTGCCGGAAGGCTGGTGCTCCTCGGGGCGAAGAGCGAAGGAGTAGGAGAAGATACCCGTTGAAGGGGTGCGGCAGTGGTGCTGGTAAGGCTGCACACGGTCAAAGTATGAGCCCTCACGCTCAGTGAAGCGGTCCTGGCCGTTGAGCTGGAGCTTCGCAACCTCAACAGGGTTCTTTCCGTCGCATCGGACGCCGGAATCCACAATGAGCTTCGCGAGGAGGTAGTTAGAGTGGGTAGTGGGAGTCTGAGTCACGCCACCGGCAGACACGGGGATATCGGCCGTACCATCATCGGTGAACACGGAGAGAAGGGGAACGGACGTATCCCAATCGTCTGAGTAGTTGAAGGGCTGGGCACCTAGGTAGGTGTCTACATCACCGCCAGTGCCGCAGTTCACGAAGGAATCACGCTGGACTACCCAGTAGAGCTCCTTTACGGGGTGGTTAAAGTTGAGCTGGATCTTGTTGGAAGAGCTCGTGATGGACTCCGCACCAGTGTACTGCACCTGCTCGATGAGGTACTCGTGGCTCTGCTGCGCAAATCGGCGGCGCTCCTCCGTATCGAGGTAGCAGTAGTCGACGTAGAGAGACGCAGCCGCAAGTGAGCCAACGCTGACACCGTTTGTGGCGTACACGCAGTTCGCCTGGGTCTCGAACTGCACGTTGACGCGAACCTCGTGGTACTGGAGCGCAATAAGGGGGATTGCGACACCGGGGTTGCGGCAGAACCAGAACTGGAGGGGGACATAAAGCGTCTTCGCGGGGGTACCTGCGAAGCCCTGGCATGACGCCGTGATTTCACCAGCAGAGCAAGGCTGGTTGAGGGGCGTACCATTCGCGTTCTTGAGGAGGACAAGGTCGGGCGTGTTGCCGATGATTGAATCAAGAGCACGGACTGAGCCAGACTCGGTGGCAAGCTGGGTCCAAACCTGCATCCAGTCACCATACTGGCGGTCAATGCGCTGGCCACCAATCTCAACCTCAACCTGCTTGATGAGGCGGTGACCAATGTAGTGTAGCCAGCGGAACTGCTGGGTGCTGGTGAGGTTGCCAACCTGAGGAAGCGTTACCTGAACGTATGTCTTGTACATGAGGTCCGCATTACGGTTGATGACAGCCGTTACGCTCTTGTTGAAGTCCGCCTGGCCGTTAAAGGTCACTTCAATGGACTCCATCGCGAAGTTCGTGTGACGCTTGTAAAGAATCTTCCAGAACGTGATCTGGGGATTGCCGGAAATGTAAACATCCTGAGCACCGTAGCTTACAAGTTGCATTAAACCACCACCCATTTTGTTGTTATGATTTACTGCAAGAAAAATTTATACGGCAAAAAAAGTCGCAACGACCTCGATTCTCATATACTTACAAATGAACTTCTGGTTGTTTCCATTTGCTAACCCAATTCTAAATACTGTGCTTCGTGGTTTTTCGATTGCTTTAGTTGCAGTATATGGATTTCAAACATCGTGGTATAATGGATATTGGTTAGCAATCATCCATGATATCATTTCATTAGTTTTAATCCGTAAGTTGGTTTTATAAAATAAGTAAATCTCCTCCTTTAAAATTGAATAAGTTCTCCAATATCTTATCATATGTTCCTATAGGGAATCGAACATATTGTGATGAATGAGTTCCATTTGTAACAATCATAACTTCAGCATCTTGTGTTTGGTCGACTCTACATGAAAATGAAGCAGGCATGGGCTGAATAGATTTTGTTCCATCCGAACATTCCACCATCATCCGATTATCCCAAAATTTTAATGTATAAACAACCTTTCCACTCCCAAATGATTGTGGTAAACTTCGAACAATAAACATTTTTATAAATTAAAAGTTTAGTTACCAGTAGACCCAAAACCACCGTCTCCACGGTTATCTGGAGCAGCTGGAAGTTCACTTAGATTCTTAACAAAAATAATATTCTTCCAAGGAAGCCAGTTATGTTGAACTACTTGAAAAAGACGACGTCCGCCTTCTATAACATATTCTGTGGCATCTGAAACACAATCAACACGAGCAATAAGTTCACCCCGGTATCCTGCGTCTGCAAGACCAATTTGGTTAGACATGCGAAGAGGTGTCAATGAAGTCGATGAACGAGCTAGAAGTAGATAAGGAACAGGATTCTCATTTTCATCAAGAGCTGCAAAATGAGCACCCAACTTCAATTCAACACCATGTCGGTTATTACTAAAATCAAGAGTTTGTCGTGAAGACAAAAGGTCAAACCCTGAGTCAGTCCAACGACGTGTCTTCAAGTGCTGCTCCATAGCCCATCGTAGATCATCGTCTGGTACGTATATGTATAAGCTCATATTAATTATACTACATATGCTCCATGTAAGTCTTTACAGGTAAGAAAGTTAGAGCAACAAAAATAGTTGCAATAAACTGTGTTACAACATTCCACATAAAATCACTATTTGGAGAACGACCTATTAACCATGAGGCCAAACTTCCAAGAGGTGTAAAATATCCTGTTGTTATACCTCTTGCAATACTAAACATCGCAAAATAGACTAGTGCCATAATAGTTGGATCTCCTTCTGTCAGAAGTTTTGCATAGACAATTGTTGTCACTCCAAGAAACTCAATGAAATACTTATTGAACATTATTTATTATCTTTTTAAAAAAACACCAAGTTGTTTCCCAGAATCACTAACATTTTTTATGACTTCATGTCGTTTGTTAATATCGCTATATCCTGCTCGTTGAAAGCACATAATTGGATACACAATATACCAATTATCTTTTTGTTGTAATATATTCCAATGTTGGTCAACTGCATATGGAGTCACATGATTATACTTTTCTTCTAAAAGAGAAGCACCTTCTTTGAAATTTGTTAGTAGTGTTTCATAATAATGTTCAAAAACTAAATAAGCTGTTGTGCAATGACACTTATTTAGCTTATAAGTTACCGGGTCACATGTGACAGCTGTTCCGCCTAATACAATTACATCTGGGTTATTAGAATATAACTTACTTAGAATTTGAGAACCGGCTTCAAAGTTATTCCATAACATATCATCTTCCACTACAAGATAGTTACCCCATTTATTTGCAATTGCCATTTCAAGAACTGCAATATGGCTCTTTGAGCAGCCAAGATGGCCTCTTGTTTTTTCATAAATTGCGTCAAATCGTATAATTTTGTATTCTGGAAACACAGATAGTTCTTTTTCTATCTGTTCTTTCCTGTCGGTTCTATGTTGTAGATTTATATATATAACTCTTTGGATTCTATCCATTATAAATCAACAATATTGCATTGTGGAAAGTATAAACCGCTTGAATCCATCGAAGAGTCATTCCACCATTTAGCGGGAAAGTAAATTGGACGATTTGGGTTCAAAAATGCTCCCCACCATGAAAATGTAGAGTTCACACAAATACATCCTCTACATTTAGACATAAGTAAAAGAGTGTCCACTTCATTCTCTTCTATTATTGGATAAGTCGGTAACACTTCCTTAGCATATGGAATGTCATTCGTAAATATTACAAAATCATTTCCCTTACAAAGTTCTAAGCATTTCTTATAGTAGTTTGTAAGATTCAATTGGTGAAATGAGTTATTTTTATAATCGCCTCCACGTATATGAATAAAGTATTTCAACGAGATATCGGGATACTTCGTTAAAATACTTTCATCAAATGATAATTTGCTAATAAAATCGTTCGGTATATATTCATATCTTTGAAAGTATCCAACTAATTTACAATTTGATAAATTTGACCAATCTTGATAGTTCATTTTCGTATTTTCGCGAACAGTTGGCAAGTTTACGCTTCCATAAAATTGCTTCCAGTGTTTAAAGATTGTCTCATAATATTTGATACTGCTATGACCCGTTGATGGGCTATTCAGGTCAGAAATAACTAAAGGCTTTTTGTTTAAGCGTGTAACATACTCCAGAAATGCCAACTGAAACAACTGGTTTCCAATTCCTCCAAGAAGAGTTATTGTTATCATTATTTTGTGGTGATAATAAAGTGTAGAATTAAAATTTAACAAATTTATTAATGTCCGTTGTTAATGGTTTTTCCGGTTCAATCACACACTCATAACCAAAATTAAATACAGGAACATGATTCCAGGTTATAAACCCATGAGAAACTTTTGGAAATAGTTTTTGTATATATTTTTTTTGAAATTCTGGTAAAATTTCGCTAAATGAATAATTGCTAATTAAGAAAAGATTGCTTTTGTTTAAATCTTCTCCAAATAATGTTGAATCTATACTGTTATATTCAAACAAGATGTCAAAATTTGATAAGTATATTCTTTGAAGTTGTGCAACATACGGCAAATCAATAAGTGTGTATGAATTAATATCTATCTTTAATTTTTTACATAAAAAGTTAATCGCCAAACAAAGACCCCCATAACCTCCGCCTATTTCTACAATATCTTTTAATCCTGTAGTTTCTAGATGTTTTAAACATAAATATGCATGATAAAGATATCTTAAACTAGTCGTGGAACATTTTACAGCGCCATACTTATGTATTTTTGGATTCCCGATTGAATCATTCATGTCACAAAAAACGTTAATCTCATCTATGCTTAGGATTTTTAATAATAAATTAAGATATTCCCTGCCCTGTGGCTCAGTGACATGTTCTAACATATATGTAAAGTGTCGATGTGATTTAAAATTTGAAAAATCATTCTTTAGTATGATGTCTTTGATATAATTTTCAAATACAGAATACTCTGCTTGGAACTCCATTATATTATAGTCCGATACTCAAATATAATTCTTGAAACATATGCGCTGTTATATTCCGTGATTACGCTTTATGTAAAACATTGTGCGTTCAGTAGTTCTAAGACTATGTACTTCATGATTTGGTAAAGTATTTGGTATTAGGTTAGTTTTTTGACATACATATGAAAATGAGATCTGGTCTTGAGTTGTATATTTTAGTGTTTGCAAATACCATAGATCTAGAAAATTCTTAACTTCTGGATCATTTTTAAGAAATGCTACAAAACAAGTAATCCATATTCCAAAATCAGGATTACTTGAATTCATTTTTTTAAAGAATTCATCAGTATATCCATCTTCTAAGTAATACATATACTGCTTTTGTACATCTTGTATAGGCTGATGTTGCCCATTCCAGAATGTTGTTGTATATCTAAAAAACATTGAACCCGCAACTTCTCTTGCCATTTCACCATTTCGATATTCATTACTCCATCCTATAATTTTGTGTTTATAAATATTATTTAGCAAATACTCGCTTGTTTTTGCATAATAAATTTCAACAGTTCCATCTAACCATACAACTACATCATATTTTTCAAGTCTAGGAATATTTCTAAATGCCTGTTTATAGTATTTTGCTACATTAAATGTGTGACTATTATTGCACAATGAGTTATTATACGAATCATCATCGAGAGGACTTTTATTAGTTAAATGATAGGGTGTTGTATCAACTATCCACCCATTACTAATAATATTAGGGTCATCCGTAAAACAAATAAAGTCTGTCTCTACTGTTTGTGTTACAAATTTTTTACAAGATGCTTCATAATTTCCATAAATTGCGGTAATAAAACATATATTGGCCGATGACATTTGCTACTTAAAATAACATATGTTTAAATCTTAAAATTTAAGGCATTTAATATTGCGTCATCCATATTGAAATACTTATATGATGCTAGTCTTCCTACAAAATGTACATTTGACTCTTTATTGGCAAGAATGCGATACTTTTCATATAAATCTAAGTTTTGTTTATTTGGAACTGGATAGTATGGTTCTCCCTTATCCGTCGTAAATTCTTTCACGATTACCGTAGAGTCAGATGTTTGATTATAAAAATGTTTATATTCAACAATTCTAGTAAAGTCAACGTTTGTTTCTGGATAATTAACAACTGGTTTTGGTTGAAAATATCCATAATTACTGAGTCTGTTTATTTCAAAATTTATAGATCTATACTCAAGCTTTGGAAGACCACTTGATTCAAAATATTTATCTATTGGCCCAGTAAATATAACATGGTCATAATTACTTGAGTTAATTTCAAAGAAGTCTGTATTTAGTTGTATTTTTATGTTTTTATGATTTAGTATAGATTCAACAAATTTTGTATATCCATACTTTGGCAATACTTGATACTTATCTGAAAAATATCTCGTATCGAATGAGTTTCTAACAGGTATTCTAGCTAAAACAGATGGGTCTAACTCTGTTGGATCTTTATTCCATTGTTTAATCGTATATGGTTTAAAAAGTTTTTCATATATTTCTTTGCCTACACGAGAAATTGCTATGTCTTCACTATTTCTTATTTCTCCCGAATATTGAACAGATTTAAGCCACTTATCCATCTCTTCAGTATTGGTAATTGAAGTTCCACATAGCTGGTTTACTGTAGTTATATTAACTGGGATTGGTACAAGCTTGTTTTCAACATAAGATACAACTTCATGGTCCCATCTTATCCATTCTGAAAATCTATTTATATATTCCCACACTTGTTCCGAATTTGTGTGAAAAAGATGAGCTCCATATTTATTCATTAAAATGCCGGTTTTATCATCAATATAGTCATAGCAATTGCCAGCAATGTGGTCGCGTTTTTCAATAACTAAAACTTCGTTTCCACCTTCAGCCATGTCTCTAGCTATTACTGACCCTGATAGTCCTGCTCCTACTATTAATATTTTCATTGTATACTAAAATTATTCAAATACCATACGTGGAACGATATGCATAGCTTCCAACTCCTGAGACCATAGTTTGACTGCATATGGAATTGTTTTCATCTCAAACTGTGTCTGTGCTCCACATGTGCCACATGAATAGATATTCTCCAAAGGATTCACTACTGCAAGTGTCCCACAACCTTTGCAAAATCCCGTCGTGAATGGGTCACTGACGTCCATGAGACGTTCCTTTGTAAACATAGATGCACCGTGAGAAAGCATACAATCGCGCTCCATCTCTCCAACACGAAGTCCTCCATCTCTCGAACGTCCTTCACATGGTTGTCGAGTGAGTGAAACAATTGGACCACGTGCTCGTGAATGCTTTTTATCAATAACCATATGCTTGAGTCGTTGATAGAATGTAGGCCCCATAAAGATTTCCGCTTCCATCATTTCACCAGTCTGACCGTTATACAAAATTTCATTTCCGTATGGATGCATGCCTAGTTCAAGTAACTGCTCTCGAATTGTTCCAACTTGAAGGTGCGAATAAGGCGTTCCATCTCCAAGAGTTCCCTTCTCAACACAAATTTTACCATACATCGTTTCCATTAATTGAGCAATAGTCATACGCGATGGCACTGCATGTGGATTCATGATTAAATCTGGACGCAATCCTTTGGCGCTATATGGCATATCTTCTTCATTCAACATGATACCGCAAGTACCCTTTTGTCCGTGACGAGAGCTGAACTTATCGCCAATTTCTGGCACACGTTCTGAAACAACACGCACTTTTACAAATGGGTATCCGTCGGAGTTTCTGTCTTGCCATACTCCGTCTACACGACACGCTTCTGAGTTTTTGTGAGTAGTAGATGAATCACGATATGCATATCCATTTGCATCATTCTTAATAGAAGTAACCTTTCCAATCACAACATCATTTTCATTAATAGTGGCATTCATCATTGGTACACCGGTATCACTCACTGCATGATAGGACGATGTCTTGAATCCACGCGTATTTTCTCGGCGAGGCTTTGTAAACTTTTCCTCCTTTCCTGATGCAATATTGCGGTGCTCTTCATCTTTATAAATTGTATAGTACAGTGTTCTGAACAAGCCCCGGTTAATAGCACCACGATTTAGAATTACAGAATCCTCCTGGTTATATCCACCATAACAACCAATAGCTACCATAATGTTATCTCCCGATGGCATTTCATGTGTCTTCAATGTATTCATCATACGAGTCTCTACAAATGGACGCATGGGGCTACATAGAATATATCCATTCTTATCAAGTCGTTTTGCGTAATTACGAGCGAATATACCCATCGCCTGTTTTCCCATAGCAGATTGATACGTATTACGTGGAGACTGGTTATGGTCGCTAAATGGAATACTGGATGCCATATGTCCCAGAATAAGCGTAGGATGAACTTCACAGTGTGTATGTGTCTTGCTAAGTTCACTTGCTAGCATTCCAACACGAATAACTTCAGTTTCACATGGGTCAATGTATTCAATATTTGAACGAATCCAGTCATTCCATTCTGCATTTTCCGGCGGAGGTGGAAGAATCTCGCCATTTTCAACACGGAATAATGGTCTCACGAATCGTCCACTGTCGGTCTCGATATTAATAATATAATCACGAACATTCCATGAAATCCCAGTATGTGGGTGAAGTGAGAAATTACGCTTTGCATTTCGAAGATAGGAATGCACTTCCGTTGGCTTTTCAGTATATGCAACAATTACACCATTTACTACTACCATTGTTCCAGAATATGCTGTAGATAAGCTCTTGACCCACTGTAGATTGGGCACATTCTGAAGAACTGTAATAACAACATTTGCAGGAGTATGCTGCGTAATAGATGTTAACATTGACATTGATTTTACAATACCAACTGAATGACCTTCCGGTGTTTCTACAGGACATACATAACCCCATGATGTACCATGAAGTTTGCGAGGTGCCAGTAGCTTACCCGACTTTTCTACTGGTGTCTGAATTCGACGAAGATGAGATAGTGTGGCAGAGTATGATAGGCGATTAAGAACTTGTGAAACGCCCATCTTTGTCGCATTAGACATAGAGGGTGCAGAAGTTCCAAGTCCTTGAACAGTAAAGTTTCCTGTTGCAAGTGCCTGCTTCAGCTTTCCTTCAATAGTAGAAACCTTCAAAATTTTATACAAGTTATTCACGTTAAGAATTTCAAGAGGACGTGCAGTTTCTCCCTTCTTCCATACATCATTATTTACCTCATGAACAAACTTACTACGAATATCCTTGCATACCTTTTGAAATAGCTGACGAAACAAATGAGTTAGAAGAGCACCAGTTGTTACTACTCTCTTATTTGGGTAGGCATCTCTGTCATCAACACTAATAACACCTTCCGAAGCGAGAATGAGACGCTTTACCATCCAAGATGTAAGGAGCATCTTGCGTGTGTTGAGAACCTCTGCTGATGACGTGTCACCTCCAAATTTTACATGAGGCAAATACTCTGTTTCTAAAAGACTGCGAACATATCCATGTTTATCTTCTGATGCGGTTCCATATTGCAAGTGGTGTGTTAGATATGTGATTGCATCTTCACGAGTGTAGACTTTTACATCAGCACACTCCTTAAATGTTGCACTCAAAAGTTCAATATATTCACCAGTAGGACAGATAAGTTGCGCAATTTCTTCATCGGATTCTACACCAAACGCGCGATACATAACGCCCAATGGGATATCTTCGCGAAAGCGAGGAAGACACATTGTGAGTGGATATCCTAGTCCATTAAACTTAGAAGAAATACGTACTTCAAGTTTCTTTGGAGGAGTTGTAAATGATTCGTGAAGTGATTTCATCTCGGCGGAGAAATCGTATTTGGCAGATGTCTTTTTATTGTAGAAAATCATAATACGATTATCTGCCACTTTTTCTTGACATAGAATTGTTCTCTCAGAACCATGAATCAGAAAATAACCAAATGGGTCATATGGGCATTCTCCAATCTCATTTTTAGATAGCGGATAGTCATTCATAATACAAAGTGATGACCCAAGCATAACTGGAATCTTTCCAAGCGAAACTCCCTCAAATACTTTGACTTGCTCATCAAACTCTGAAAGAGTATCTCCCTTGTATGTGCGAGCGGTGAAACGAATATCACAAAACATTTGAGCAGCATATGTAAAGTTACGCGCACGTGCTTCCTGAGGAAACATAGGCTTGATACGACCTGTTGCTTCCTGAATACGTGGCTTCATATATGTTACATTCTCAAATCCAAGCCGCAGTTCATACTTGTATTTCTTTAGCTTTTCATCTTGCTCATGCCATACTACAATGGGAGCAGTTGATGCTACAATAAGTGGAATCTTATTGCGAACAAAGTCCTCAAAGGACTCAATTTGATGCTCTACGAGCTTAGGAATTCCTTGACTTTGAAAATAAGTTTCAATTGTTTCCCACTCCATAGTAGTTTTCTACGATGCATTCTTCGTAAATCTATTTATTCGTTTTTAACAATGGAGACTACATATAAAATTACCAAGATTGGTGAAGAACCAGTTAAGCCGGTTGAACTTCCTAAGCTTGACGGAGGTAAGAAAAAGAAGACGCTAAAGACATTTCCTCGTAGTATTTTAAAAACATCAAAAATTAAACCAGTATCCGACCCAGCAAGACATCCTCCTCTACGAAAAACTATGAAGAAACACACGATTCGTCTGTTGACTGATTCGGGTGTTTCTGCAAGAAGAAAAACAATTAAGAAAAAAGTTGATAAAATGTCTGATGAAGCAGTCAGACGTAAGGCTGTCTCTGCAGGAATTTCAAGTGGAAAGGGTCCAATCGAATTAATTCGCAAGAATGTAGAAGGCGGAATGTTTTCAGGTTTCATTTCTTCTTAGATAATAACTGGAAATGTCTAATATATGGGGACCAATGGGTTGGATGACATTGCATTCTATAGCTAGTAGTTATCCTGACGTTCCATCGCCTAGTGATAAAGCTATTCTGAATGAATATATGAATGCTTTTGCACTTACAATTCCGTGTCATATATGCAATCAACACTTCTCAGAGTTATTTGGAAAATATAAGCACGGTATCCCTACATGGGATAATAGTAAACGAGACCTATTTATTGCAATTTGCCGAATGCATAATAATGTGAATACTCGTCTAGATAAACCTCGAGCAAATACGCTTGCTCAAGCAATTGAATGGTTGGGAACTGCAACGAGTTATACTCCACAACGAGATTTCAAAAATAACTATATTTCTTATCTGTATGGTCAGTTTAAGGCAGGAAATTTTTCTCAGTTATCGAATGTTTCGAAGATGAAAAAGATTACCGAAGAGTATTGGAATATTCGCGAAGTATCATATTCTACTCTTAGTTTTGCAGAGGATGATATTTTATCATTCAGAAATGAACCTCTTGTGCGACGACCTATATTTTCCAAAATGTCACTTAAAACTGTTAGATTTAATCCGAGACCAAACTAACTGTCGTAAGTGAATATTCTGGATTCCATGGAAGAGAAATGCGTGGTTTCATTTCCCAGTCGTGGCGTTTCATCCACGGATTACGAGTTTCAGAATGTAGTTCATCTGGATACAAAATACGGCGCTTTGAACGACGAAGTGAACTAGATGGCATAATAAATTGAAGTTGACGATTCACATTGAAATTCAACTTCTTTTTACTAATTTTACTGCATTCGGAATACTTCAAAATATCACATACCAATGGCGCATCACTGTATGGATAAACCCAAAACCAATTAATAGGTTCACTATTCTTAAAATAACTCCATGTCCAATGAAATGTCTTCCAAAATGCTTCTACTACTGGTGACATATCCGATACTCCATCTAGGATATGAAGGCCGTATTTATACGAGAAAAGGTTAGTATCTTTTCCAAGAATAGCCTTTTCTTCTGGTCGCTTTCTTAATCCAATTTTCTCTTTATAAAATTCTATTTCTTGCTTTGCAGCAAATTCTAGAAATATCCTCCTTCCCTCAGACGTTGTAAGGTCTGGATTCTTTGCATCTGAGTATGTTTGAAGTGCTCTATTGTATCCATCTTCACGAAGAGAAAACATCCCCAAATTTGGCATAAAGTCATTTCCAAAACAAAGAATACCAAGCGCCATGTATTGATCAATATCCATAGGCAGTTCACGAAGGAGTTTCCAGATTGACAATGTTGCAAATTCGGCATGTTTTAGTTTTGGGTCATTAAACTCAGCACTCTCACGTAGTAGCCACATGCTGTAAGGATTTGATAGTTTATGGTGTTGTAGAGCAATCAAGATTAAATCAGCATCAAGACCATAAATACATATACTACGTCGTTGAATATCCGGTAGTTTACGAAGTTCATATATAAGTTTATGCTCCCCTTCTCCATTTAATCCAGTCCCATTAATGATTGCATATGGAAATCGTCTTTTTAGTTCAACTTCTAGTTCACGCATATAAGGAGTATCTGGAGAGATTTGGTTACGGTCAAATGTTCCTTGCTCTTCTTTAATACGCATACGACGATAACGTTGTTGAACAATTTTTGCGTATGGAACGAGCCCGTCCATAGCAATGATAAGTTGTTTGGGTTTACAAATCTTTTCGACAATGTATTCTAGTGCTTCTAGAATAGATGAAATTGGCTCGTCATCTTTTAGATATCGATGAATGAGACAGTTGAAATCAATTACAAATACATCTACCTCCATAAGTAGATTTTTCTTGACGGCTTCTATAATGCCTTTGTGACTCTTTGAAAGACTTGCAAAATAAAACGGTATTCCCATTCTATGTGTTATCGCGATTGAGTGAAAACTCTTGGTATGAGACAAATGTATTGGATTGTAGCACTTCTGTTTTTGATAGGGGCTTTAGCATATGGATATTCTATTTCGAATCAGGTAAAAGTGACTACACCTGGTTGTAACTCTTGTCCCAAAAATACAGGAAATTCTCTTTAACATATAAATGCCATTATTGGCAGATGAAGATTTGCCACAAGGTGGTCGCCCTCGTAAATGGATTCAGGAAGTTGTTGGTCATATGAAAGAAGGCGCATTTACAAAGCAAGCTAAGCAGCATCATATGTCCACAGAAAGGTTTGCTAAGGAAGTGAAAAAACACCCCAAGAAGTTTACACTAAAAACTCGTCGCCGAGCTCAATTTTTCAGAAATATTCGAAGAAAAACCTTGCGTAAAAAGTAAAATGTACGCTAAACTCCTATTTCATGCGCTTCTTTTCTTTGTACTTGTTCCCGGTGTTCTTGTCAGCCTCCCACCTGGAGGTAGCAAGCTAGTTGTCGCGGGTGTTCACGCCATTGTATTTGCGGTCGTAAGCCACCTTGTTTGGCACCTAGTTTTCCCTCGCCGTTAAATATAAATGGACCTAATTAGTTCTCTTCTATCTGCGCTTCTTTTTGCAGCCTTTGTACCAGGTGTTCTTGTTAAGATTCCTTCGCATGGAAGCCCTGCTACTGTTTTAGTTGTTCATGCAGTTCTATTTGCCATTGTTACGACTCTTGTAATGCGCTTTTATTGGCACAACATCAAGGGTGTGGTTGAGCGGTATGGAAATTATGGAGCAACTTGCCCTAATGGACACGTTCTGGGAACAAATCAAGGCGGCAAACCCGACTGCGTACCTGTTGGGCGCGCTACATTTGACCCCGCAAGCAAGATGCCTCTAAATCCTCTTGGTACTAAGTAAATGTGGGTAAATATATTACTTAAAGCAGTTTTATTCATGATTCTTGTTCCAGGAGTACACTTAAGTATTCCTCCTAGAGCATCCCTACGAGAGCAAGCACTTATTCACGGTGTAGTTTTTGCGGTGGCGAACTATTTTGTATATCGTAATGTTCTTCCTCTAATGGAAAGATTTGATACGTTTCATCCAGATTCAAAAAAGGACACACCTTGTCCGCCTAATTCTGTTAAATGTCCTTCCGGAGATTGTAAACTAAAGAGTGATATTTACGGGTTATGCTGATATAACCCATAATGGATGACCTACTAGATACTTATTTGTTAATTGCAATTTTTGTAGGTCTGTTAGCAATAGGCATATGTATTTATGCTACCATAATCATCGATATTAGACGTACTAACAGTAACACTTACACTGAATTAGTTTAAAGAAAATTTAGTTATCACATATTGAACACTTGGCATGTGTAATTCAAAAATAAGTAAAACTTAAGACGAAGTAGGTGGACGTTTAAGATAAGATTCTTTTGCCTTTATCAAGGTTAACTGTATGTCCGCAAGACGCTTAATAGCTTCTTCTACAGAATTCTCAAATAAAAAACCATGATATGCTCTCACAAGCAGCGGTTCTATATTTTTTATTTCAGTTTTTGCATATGATATTAATCTTCCGTAGAAAACGTTGTGCATGGAATAATGTTAGATTATTTTTTACGTCGTAAGGTGATTGTACGTATACGGGTATGCAAGTGGGCTCCAAATAGTCCGGTTTAGTCCATTTCCATACATATAGTTATACGATGGTGTTTGAATACTAGGTGTGGTATCGAGCGAAGGCATATCAGAATAATTATCCTCTGGACTCAAAACTGGGCGCGGCACATAAGAGTTATCAGGAGAAATAAGCGGGGGCATATCTGCATAATCGTCATTCGATACAACGCTGGGACTAAACTCAACAACAAGCTGGCGAGTATTAGTAAGACGCTCATCAATTGGCTTGGAGAAGTCTTGCTTACGCCGAGTATAATAATTAACATCTCCAAACAAGCGAATTATATTTGTACGAAAGTCTGGACTCTGAACAAGACTATGAATAGGAACTCGAGTTCCTGGAGTATACTCTGCTTGCAGAACGGTAGCGTCTGAAGGAGAATGTATATACTCAAACACTACAAACTTGCGTGAAATACCTGGATAACGTTCCATCGAGTAGAGAACATCGCGATACTTATTGTAATCCATATTTTGGAGGATATGTGCAAAACACTTCTGAACGTTTGTGTTGTCAATTGAAGGCTTGAAGATTGTTGTGAGCATTCTGTCGTATAATATGGTCATTTCATAGTATATATCTAATCCGTTTTTAAGGAAAGCCATTAAAAACGAATTTGTAATTGATAGGAATATGTATTATTCACCACAATGCAATCATTTTACAACATTCAAGACGACTACGATGTGGATGCAATCGAGATTGATTATCCTGAAGATGACGACTGGGATGATGAATATGAAGAGTATCTATTCTATCTTGACTGGCTAGAGCAGTCTTGGGATTGAAAACGGATTTTATAAGTCCAATATTTTAACATAAAAAGCTAAAATGCCTTCAAAATACTACAATCATGAGACATGGCCTTCACCAGTTGCAAAAATCGTTGTAAAAAATCTCGGTCTTGATGTTCTACCAGGTGGAATAAAGATTAAGAGAATTACTCATGACCAAGCACTTGATATCCTGACAAAGCGGGCTAACAAAAATAGAGTTGAAGAGTTTCTTTCTATGAAAAGAGAAAACGCGTGGATAGCAATTGGTGCAACATTCAATCCACTTTACAAAAAAGATAGAAAATACTACTAAACACTTCTAATAAACTCCCATTTCAGATATTCACAAATTTTTTTCCAGATAATATCGTGTGCTATTAATCGGTCGCGGCTTTTTAAGAGAGGAAAGTATATTTTATACTCATCTAATTCTAGAAGTTCAAAGAACTTATATAAAATGTACGAATAAGAAAGAAAGTTGGTACGGTCATTAGGGCAATACAGCAAAAAAGGTGCCTGTATTTCCTGGAACATGGCTCGTATTTTTTCTTCGATTTCCGGCGTAATTGTCGGAGGCGGATTCCCATTGAGTCTAGAGAGGATGTGGGTTGCGTGCTCATAATACTTAGAACGGTTTAGCTTCTTTAAAATCTCTCTCATTCCAATCTCATTTAATTCTGCAATATTTTGAATACGACGTTTCTTAATTTCACATATTACTTCATGCATTACATCATCGGGAATAATAGTACTTTCCTTTGCTTGAAATTGATTTAAAATTTCATTCAAGTGGTTAATCTTCTTATAAGCATAATTATTGCGTTCCTTCGGTGGGTCACGAAAAGACGGAAAATCTGAAACAACTAACATATATTCCTCAGAGCCACATTTTGGACATACTAAAATACCTTCTTCTGATAATTCTTCACGAGCAATATTACATTTGTCACAATGTTCAGTAGTGTATGTCTTTTCGGTAATTTCAATTCCAGTATTTAACTTCATACGTGTTGTAAACTCATCGTATAAGTCTTTTTTTGAAACAGCAGTTGTATCTACAGCTGTCTGTGTTAAATATTTCACGAATGTATTTTGGTCGGCAGGTGTAGTGGTCATACATTGAACTTTATCCGAGCCACTATAGTATTTTAGAATAATGTCAGCATTGCGAATATAGTAATCCTTTAATGGGTCTTTCTGTGCTAATCGCATTTCTATAGTTCTCAATTCATCCTGAAGTTTTGTAACTTTATATACGTCTCTCATATCATCCAATTCTTTTTGAATTTCAGACTGTCGGCTTATTAGTTCTTCGATGTTCACATCTTTCATTTCAGATACTAAATTCTGATGAATAGAATCTAGTGTTCCAGACATAGTTTCACTAGCCTTTGTTTTTGAAACTGTATCTCTAGACTTCTTTATTCTAAAAATATTATCCATTTATCTATCCTTCATTTTCTGCCTGAAAATATGAAATACAAAATTCCAAGACCGGCAAGAATTGTTGGAATTATTGAAACAAAACTAGTTTCATTTGAAAAGGATTCTGTAGATGCCATACATTGTGACGAATCTACCTGCTGACACTGACTTCCAGTTAAATCTGGGTCTAAATCCTTACTCACGAATTTTGCTTGAGTTCCTCCTGTAACTGGGCACGACATACAAACACATGACGGGTTTGCATCCGCAACTAAAGCAGAAAACATATGAAGAGGATTTAAGCCTTCAATATCATCAGCTACTCCTGGAATGAGACCATTAAAATCTGAACCTAATTCGGAGATAGAAGGAGGCAAGGCAGCAGCGCCTGAAGACATGTTATTGACATAATTATATCTTGGTTGCAATGACCCATCTGAAGCTGTACACATTCCGCCTGTATTAATGAAAAACTGGTTTCCGAGTGGAGGATTACCAGTAATTAGTGATTCTACATAATAAGCTACCGCATTTGCGTTAGAACCAAGTTGCCCGAATGAACCATTAGAACCAACACCCATTGATGTTGGACCGGTAATATGGTCTGCATAACTGTAGTCTGGACCAATAAGTTCTGTCTCAATGCCAGATGCTTTATTTTCAAGTTTTTTCCATAGTGAGTTTCCGCCTAAATCTGCCATTATTAACTACTGATGTTTTTTGATATACTCGATAGCCTGGACTCTAAATGAAGAATTTGTTAATGCGCATGGTCTTTGTGAAAGAATATTTGTGGCTACTACCTTTGGCGACATTCCAAATTTAATAGACAAATACATAAGAAGAAGAAAACCACTTCTATTAACACCACAATAGCAGTGAACATAAATATTTTTACAGTTCTCATCTGCCAGAAATTTGTTCATTGTAGATTCAAAATCAGAGTACCATTTTGTAATATCTTCGTTGATATTGTCAATTGCTCCAATGCACGCATGTCTACTCGGAAATTCATTATAAAACCACTTATTTGAAGCCGAATTTTGTGCGCAATTTACAACATGTGTTATTTCATACTGCTGAAATGTGGATACATCTATAGTTATAGCAGAACCCATATAGATTCTAGTATGAACTTTGGCAATTGGGTCTTTTTCCCAACCTTTTGAATTGCGTCTATATCTTTCCCAAACATCCTCCATGTGTTATCTGTTATACGTCAAAAACGTATTCGTTTTTATCCACACAGCCACTCTCAAGGATGGAGTATAAGCCCGCGCACAATTTGCATCTGCATTATGCAGAACTCTACAAACGTAACAAGTTGCTGGCATCATCAAGGAATCGCATTGGTACTAGGTCTCGTGGATGTGGGTGGTCTGACAGCACTTTACATGCAGAACGGGCAGTTGTGAAACGTTTTGGCGACGTATCACAACTTCACGGTTGTATTCTGATTGTCGTTCGTATTAATAAAAAAGGCGAACTTCTAAACTCAAAACCATGTTCAGATTGTACTAAATTTCTCGAGAAATGTATGAAAGAATATGGGCTTTTAAAGGTAATGTACTCTTGATATACAAGGATGCATAAGCTATACATTGTAACATATATGAATAGCATTGACCTAGAAGATTGTATTATTGCAACTACCTGGGAAAAGGCACTTGAACTTCTAAATAAAAAACCATCTCAAAAGCAGATTATTGAATACACCTTGAATCAAGAAGGTGTTTCAAATTTTTGGAATGCAATATATTATTATAGCAATGGAGTTTTAGTGGTTGACTAAAATAAAGACCCAAACAGAGTTCCAACCACATAAGCTATTGCTACAGCAACACCAGCAAGGACTGCGGCACCCATGTAGGATGGAACACCTCCTGATGTATATGTATTAGGAATATATTGAAGAATGAGAGAACGAGGTGTACTGAGTGAAATAATCATAGCTGCTGCAAAGAATCCGAAATATACCATCAGATTTTTTACCGCATATCGAATTGTATTAAAAGTATGTGTGTGATTCGTCATCTGCATTGCTGGCTTCTGGGGAGATGTATTCATAGGAGAAATGAACGGGTCTACACCACCTGTCACAATCGGAGAAAAGGTTGTCGACTGTGGAAGCTGAGGATTTTGAACGGGGCCAGAACCAAGAAGGTCGCTTAAGTCTGTTGCTCCGTCTGCCATTTATTTAGAAGAGAGGATTTCACATTGCGTATCCTCCGCATGATACTCAAAACATTTACCATCTATCTTTACTACCTTACCTTCAATTTCATGAACTGGTAAAGATAACGTAGACTTACTTTGAAATGGTTTATGAAACAAGAGAATCGCAATACCAAGCCCAACAATAAATGAAAGTAATGGTAGTGTCTCTTTAGAAATCGGATTCATTTGTGTTGAGATGCGATGAAATTAAGAGAGGTTGCATTAACACAAGGGACCTCTGTTGTTTTAAATCGAACACATCCTGCATCGGTATGCATGGGGCTGATATTGTAAGGAGTTGGTAGTTGTGGAACATTTCGCAGAGGTGGTGTAAAAACAACTGCAATAAGTAGTCCAGTAAGAAACCCCGCAAACAACCAAAGTATTGAGAACATTCTTATCTAGTACCTCGATTATTAGGTACGCATGGACATACGTAAGGGTATGTCAGTCTATTAAAATTGGGATTGCAATTGATAGTAACTGAAAGCTTATTTTCAGATACTATATTTCCAGGATATTGTGCTTTAGTAAGTGATGCTTCTGCTAATGTGCGAATCTTATTTGTATAAGATTGTGAGCTCATTTACTATCACTGCTAGGAATTCTTAGCTTACGTCTAACTTTTACAACTGGTATAGGCAAAACCTCAATGGGTTGTTGCTTCATTGCTTCAAATTGCTGGCGCACCTGCTCTACGGGAATACCCCGATACACCATCTCCATTTTCAACTTTAGGAATTTGTCCATACTCTGTTATGGGAACATTTCTTACAGCATTATGCCACGTAACTGGTTCAAATTTAACCTTTTGAAGCTCCGGAGGCGTTCCAGTTCCATGACTCATATACAAAAAGTACCCAAATGCAAAAAGTACCACTACTAGTAAAATTACATTAAACCACCATGAAAACATGGAATCGCGAACATTTTTAACCCATAGTAAATTATTCTCAATTTGAGAAGCCGTATCTTTTACTAAATGAAACATCTTACTGATTGATAAGAAGATTGAATGGCATCTTTAACCACAGTATACATGATTTCAGTTCTATTATCGAGCGCAGCTGGAATAGGTGCTGCATTTGTAGGCAATACGATTTATCCTATCAAAGGAGGTGGAGAACCAGTAGAAGTTAAAAAGGCACCGGCGGAGGAACCTAAACCGGAGGAAACCAAGGAGGAAGAGCAACCAAATGCTGAAGAACCTAAACTTGAAAAAGAGGAACCTAAACCCGAAGAAGCCAAACCTGAAGAACCTAGGCGAGATAAACTTACTACAGCAATTATGGATGGTTTTAAAATGGACGAAGAGTTTGCGAGGAATGTAGTGGATTTTATTAAGACACCTGTTACATCTTGGAAAGATATTGCTAATACTCCTACGGAGCTTAGACAGAAGTTTATGAAGACACTTACGCACCCGAATTTAAATAAGTGTCCCACCGTACTAAAAGATGTTTGTAAGATTGTTGCTGTAAAATATTCAAATATGAAAGACTTTATTGATGAGAAAGATTACATGGCGTTTGGAGATGAAACTGCGGATGCTCTAAACGTTCTGTCGAGCAGTTCTTCTCTGTAATATTCATCTTTTTCAATAAAATATTGATATATTTATTCGTAGCATTATGCGAACATACAGTTACTTCTGCTTTACTCTCATGAAGAATACGTATTACCTCGTATTGTTCTTGAGGGGTTATAGTTGCCATACAAATATTTAATGGTGAATTCTTATACATAAGATGTTCTCGAATAACATCCATTACTAAATGCTACTAAATATTGTTAAAACGCATTGAGAGACTGAGCATACGGGTTCTGATTGAACGCCTTGAGATAAGACGGGTCGATTCGTTCTACAAGGGCATCCTCTTTGAGAGGAACATTGAAGCGATAAGACCCAAGATGTTCGGCCGTTCCAGGAGTTGGGACTACACTTGACCCCGCATTGAAACGAGCATCATCAATAATTGCCTGTTCATTACGATTAGACTGTGCAGAGTATCCTTCGGGACCAACTGAGACACCATTGCCACTAGAGCCAGCTGGACCTGGGCGTCCTTCTGCAGTGAGTCTCATAAACTCTTGGTAAGGCTCAGTGAATGCACGAACATAGGGAGCTAAAATTGCAATTGCAC